CTAGGACTACATCTAATCCTTTTCGGTACCATTCGGAGCCGCCGCACATGATACGGAACTTGTCGTGTGGTTCAGGGGTTTTTGGATGCCAAATCTCACGGTCAACACCTAAAGGGATGACCCTTACGTTGTCATGGTGTTGGGAGAATATTTCCCAGTTGTGCAAGCTGGGGACTATGACCGTCTCAAAGTTGCATAGGTAGTCAGAGAACTCTGGGGGTAGCCAGTTTGTTTCCCACATCGTAAGGAGGGTGGGTTTCTGTCCCCGATGCCAGCCTTTAATAAGATTAGGGCGAAGTGCAAACACCACATGTTCTGCGTCGTCGCACAAAGTAACTTTTTTAGCTAACGCTGTTTTAAGCCCAACCACCATTTTTCCGTAGCCAACATGTTCAATGTTGACCCCGACGAGGTTTAGATAGTTGGCAGAATCCCTGTCTCCACTTGCCATGATTCCTGCGCTCTCTTTTCCACGTTCGCAGCACCATCAATCTTCTTAGGTTGTAAACCGTTAGCTCGAAGACGTTTGTATGCTGGCATATCTTTATTCCAGTTACGTTCTGTTGTATTGATTTCTGCCACCTTAGCCCCCCTGCTAGTGGTTGTGTTGGTTCCCATGCGGACACCTGCTACACGGCAACCAAAGCAACCTTCGACATCTAGGTTCGGATGTGTTTCCCTGTGCTTCATGAAATGTATGCCCCGTATCCTGCCGCAGTTAATGCGGTTGCTTCTGCTGCTGTTATCTCGTTATCGTGTCCGCCATAATACACTTTGGCAACCATGCTCAGACTTGATGGCTGGTTGTCTGTGAAGGTTCCATCGGTGAGCAGGAAGATGTTGCGTCCGCGTGGTGATGCTTCGATTCGTCCACCAAGACGGTTCGCGAGACGTTGGTCTTTTGATAACCGTAACCCTCCCATATAGTCGCCGATGATTACTGGTACTACGAAGTTGTCGGTTGGTGGTCTGAATGTTGCCATTAGGTGATACTACTTCCATAGCCTGCTGCTGTGAGTTCTGTGATTTCTGCTTCGGTCAAGAAGTTGTCATGCCCACCAAAATAGGTGCGGGTGATGCGCTCTGGTCTACGAGGGTCTGTAGTGGTGTAACTGCCATCGTCGAGACGGTACAAGTTTTTGGCGCGTGTGCCTTGTGGTGTGTGAGCGAACAGTCGGTCTGGTTGTTGTTCTGAAAGTCTGACCGCGAACGGGTAACCTTCGGTTATTGGGACACGGAAGATATGGGACTTATCCCAGTTGGCTGTGGCTGTTCCGTCGCCCGCACCTGTTGCTTCAGTTCGGCGCGTTCTTGCACCAACCAAAGTCCCTGACCCTGTTCCTGAACCCGTCGCCGTGCGTATTGCCGTGAGTGTTCGCGTCGATGTAGACGCGCCTTCACCTTCGCCGCTGCTAGTTCTGAGTACAACACGGTTGACAACAATAGTCGATGTGCCTGCTCCATCTCCAGTTGCGCTACGAACAGGGTTAATATTCCAATCGGCAGTTCCTGTCCCTGTTCCTGTGTCGGTTGCTGTTCTAACTGCTGCACGAACAACTGTTATTGCTGATGTTCCTGTGCCTTCGCCTGTTGCAGTTCGTAGGTAGAAGTGGATGACAAGACCTGTGGAGTCCATCGTTCCTACACCAGAACCTGTGGCGCTTCGGATTATTATTGCTAGTCCTGTTGCGCTTTGGCTTCCTGTACCAGTATCTGTTCCTTGGCGCTGTCTTAGGACAGAAGCAGATGATGATGCGGTTCCTGTCCCTGATGCTGTAGCGGTGACGGTAACAATTGCACGAACACCAAGATAGAAACGTCCACCGTTTTTGTAGAAGCCTGTGTGATAGTCGACGAGACGGTCAAGCCTTGTAACAGTTCTACCTGATGCGCTTTGTTCTGTGCCGTTGCCTGGACCTGTAGCGGTGCGTGCTACGGTACGGAAATATGTCCCCCGATAAAACGGATGGGTGTCTAAGAATGGTTCGCTAAAACCTGTGACTGCTGTTTGAGCCATAAGGGGTTATCCCCTAACGGCTAGTCGAGCGACAGCGTGAGAGAAGTGATTTGAAAAGTATCGCCAGCGGTCACGGCTGCTGATGAGGATAGTGCGCCACTCCACAAACAGTTGCCTGCTGTGCTTGCATCCCACAACGACCAATGGCTGTAGGTTTCTGATGCGGCAACGTTTGTCCATTCGACAGTTGCAGATGATGCCATCGAACCAGATGATGCTGCCGAGAACGAGATTGCTTTGCGGGTGGTTTCGCTTGCGGCGTTTGTTGTTCCTGCTTCACCAGCGTCGCCTGTGTGCAGTTTTACATATGTTGCAGCAACAGCGAATGAGGTATTGCGAAGCGTGTTGAGTAACGCTAATTCTGCATAGTTAGAAATCGACATTGGAAACCTTTCGTGTTATAAGACTATACCAAAAGCAAAAGCCCCCCGCCGAAGCAGGGGGCTAAAGCCACATCTATCTAATTAGACGTTAGTTGCAATTGACGAAGACGATTCAATGCGACGCAATGAAGCTTCGCGGAATCGACCATAGCCACCCAACCAGTACCAACCCAATGGCTGCAAGCGCATGAGGAGGTCGGTTACGTTGCCACGGACAATCTTCGGTACTGCACCGTTGCCGTCTTGTGCGCTGTACGCCTTAGCAAGAGCCTGACGACCCATGATGTGCGTGCAATATACGTCGACTGCACCAGTTGTGCTGGTACCGTTCGATGCGTTCTCGAACACCTTGGCACGTGGGGTTTCAATGAAGCGAACCGACTCAAACAAGCCGATTTCTCCGTTGTAGATACCCGATGGGTCAACATAGTTCGCTGGGGTGCGCCATGCTGCTGCGTCGGTAGCTGAACGGAAGTCGTACGATACGTCTGGGTGAATAAAGCCCATGTATGAGCCGTTGAACGTTGCAACGTTTGCTGCACGGAGTTGTGCAACTACCTTACGTACGTCGTTGGCTTCGATTACGTCTTCTGCTTGAACCGTTACACGGCTGGTTGGGGTTGTTGAACCGCCGCCAGCATATACAACGTTGCTTCCGCCAGCGAGAACGTCACGGACAACCTGGTCGATTGAATCGCCTGCGTTGTATCCGATGATGTTTGCTGCTGCAGAGTCAACATCCAAGAACGCTGTACCACGCAACTTGGCGGTGGTTACTACTGCGTTACCGTATTCGTTAAGAGTTACGGTTACTTGGCTGTCCGACAATGCGGTTGGGGTTACGTCTGTAACTTCGTTCAACGTTGACGTTGCTGCTGCAATGTCGCTGAAGATGGTGAATGTTACGCCAGTGCCTGGCATTGCCTGAGCTACTGGTTGTACGTCTGCTGCCTGGTCGAACAAGAGTTCTGAACGCAACGCGAAATACGCGAGACGGTCAAATGCTACCTGGTCTACGGACAGTGACGAGAGTTGGGTTTCGCCTGCCATTTTAATTTTTCCTTTGGTTTAGAGGTTTATGAGTTTTGTATTGCTACTCGTGCCTCTGCCAAAATTTTTTCAACTTCTCGTGGCGATTCTGCTTCTTCCAACCTTCGCGCCCAGTCGACTGGTGGCTGTGCGGTTTGTGAACCTGCCGCTATTTTTGCGGTTCGGTTCCAAGCCTTTGCCTCATCGGTTTGGGATGGTGCTACGGGTGGACTAATCAATTGCGCCTCGACTGCTGCCTCACGGATTGCTTCTGGGTTTAGGTCGCCGTCGTATCCTTTGACAAAGTACTTTGCCATCGGTGAGGTTGGGTCAATACCCGCTTTCACGAAGGCTAGTTCTCGTCTTTCGGATTCGGCTTCCGCGAGTAGCCGTTTGGCTTCTGCGTTTTCCTTTTCCAGTTGCTTCATCCTTGCCCGTAACGGATTACGAGTTTCGGTTTCTTCCATTTGGTCTTCGTCGTAGTTGTCAAACTGTGACATTATGGCACGCTCCTTTTGCCCACATCACATCGGAGGGAAGTGATGGCTGCTTAGTTGATTGGTACACCCCGTATGCGCCGTGCGAGTCGGGGGGCGCCCGCACAGGTTCCTACTGTTCAAAGTATCGTTCGTTACATTATCCTGTTGTAAGACGGAATGCAATCAGGCGCTATTCGCCGACGGTGCCGAGTGCTGTTTGTCCGCCTGTTTCGAATGTTGCTCGACGTCGGCGTGCGGTTTTGGCGACGCGTTGTGCGGCGGCAGCGTTGATTCCTGTTACGCCTTGGATGAGGTCTTGTTGTGTTAGGGCTTGTTCGCCCATGAGTGGTTGTGTGAGTTCTTCTAATGCGCGTACGTCTCCGAATGCGGATTGTGCTTGTTGTTCGGTTACGCCTCCGAGTACGAGTTCTTCTGCTTGTGCTGCGCTGAGTCCGATGCCTGCTTGTTTGCGGGCTTGTGCGGCTACTTCTGCGGCGCGGGCGGACCTGACTACGGCTTCGTTGGTTTTGTTTGGGTCGATGAAGTATGCGGCGAGTGTGGCGTCGTCTAGTCCGTAGAGGGTTTTGAGTTCGTTGACTACGGTTGGGTCAGCGTTTTTTACTGCGGCGTAGCCTTGTTGTACACGGTATTGGACTTCGTCTGGGCTGATGTCGTTGGCGATGAATGATTCGAAGTCTTCTTGGTTGTTGTAGAAGTCTTTTGGCATTCCTGCGGCGTTGAGTACTTGGCGGTATGAGGCTTCCAACTGAAGGTATTGTGATACAGAATAGGCTGGTTTGTTCGCAGCACGACGCGCTTCATTGGCAGCAAAACGGTTCCTGAACGCTTCTGATTCACGCAACTGAATACCAATGTCATCGATGTTGGATGCACCCGTGATGCGTCGGTCAGCGAGCGCCGTTTTAACATCAGCAAGCAAGGCTGGGTCGTCCATACCATAGTATTTGAGGGTTGACTGAAGAATGCTGGTAGCAGTTTCTACACCCTGTTGAACCTCTAAAGCGTTCTGTTGCTTCATGTAATTGGTTAAAGCGTCAGCCATGCTTTCCTGTGGTGCTGGGACACGTTTGACGTAACCGTTATCGAACTCGGTGATTTGAACACGGTCAGCGCCACTGCCCTCATAATAGGTGCGAACTGCTACAGGGGAAACGCCAGTTGCGGAACCAGTTATAACGCCAGCGTTGCCAACGTTTCCGACAGGGTTGCTAACATCGCGGTTAGCGATACGTTCCTGGATGCCGAATATGTCACTCATTAGATAATCCTTCCGAATGCTTGCGCCAGGTTGTTGGCAAGGTTGCGTGCCTCGGTCTTAGCGTTCTCTGTCTTTTCCCAACCATAGCGGGAATCTGTACGCAACAACTTCTCCCACTCACCTGTGGTCATCGCACGCTTCTTGCCTTCTTCACCGCAAGACAACGCAACTTCATAGTCTCCTTGTGACATGCCAATGTTGCTGGGG